GTCGGGGACCGGGATGGTCTTGGGGACGAAGATCGCGCCGGTGTCGATGAGGACGGGGACCGGCGGGAAGAGCTTCCGAGGGACGGGGGCGGCGACGATCGGGAGCCAGTCGAGCGCCACCTACCCCCCGAGGACGGCCCGGACGAGCCGGTCCTTGGCCTCCATCGCTTCCAACTGGCGTTCCCACGGCGTGCAGGTGCCCAGATCGTGGCAGGCGAGGCACACTGGCCGCATGCAGACGCGGCAGGCGGCCCCCGCTTCCTCGCGCCATGCCCACGACGGCGGGTGGAAGATCAGATAGGTCGTCGCCCCGGTGCCCGGCTTCACATGGACAATCCGCTGGCAGTGGCCGCAGGTGATCGTGTCCCGCTCCAGCAGCGGGACGTCCGAGCCGGGATCCAGCAGCAGCCCGTAGCCCTGCGGCTTCCGCATTACCGCTCGCAGTAGAGCACTTTGGCGTAGATGACGACGGCCGAGGAGGTCGGGGTCGCGATGCCGAGGCCGTTCGACGCGGTCGCCGGCGTGACCAGCCGCCCGGTGTCCTGACACCACCAGCGGTAGGTCGCGCGCTGGTTGATCGGGACCGAGTCGAGGATCTGGTTCGCCGTGTAGGTCGGCTCCACCGTGTTGAGCTGGCCGGCGACCGACTCGGTCGCGAAATCCGCCGGGTCGAGCGGCTGCGGGGTGACTGAGGTGTTGGTGCCCGGCGCGGTGAACCGCTGCACGACGTAGAGGAAGGCGTTGTCGGCCGGGGCGGCGGGGGAGCCGAACGTGTAGTCGTACCACTCGGTCCGGCGGGCGCGCGTGGCACTGGAGGAGATCGTCCCGAGCGAGGCCGTGGTCGAGGCCGTCCGGGTCATGGTGACTGCGTAATTCGCCATCTCGATCTCCTCAGTAGGGAATCGCGAGAATATGGAGCGTCGCCCCGGCGCCTGAGGCCCAGAAATTCGAGAGCTTCATCGGGCCGGTGTCATACGGGCCGAGATCGATCGGCGGCGCCGTGGCCGCATCCTGCTGGATCTTCATGCCCCAGGTGGTGGAACTGACCGGCGTGGTCGAGGTCCCGGCCATGTCGCTCCCGCCGACAAAGGCGACCGCCCCGGAGGAGAAGAGGAAGATCTCCCGGTAGGGGACGTCTGAGCGGGCATCGGGATTGCCGGCCGACCCGCCGATGTTGTCCGCCGGACCCCCGGGACCGCCCGCGGTCAACCCGATGTAGACATCGGAGAGGCGGGTCGCCCCGGCGGTGAGCGCGATCTGGAAGGATCGAGCGGCCATCTACTTCTTGTCGATGGTGCCGGGGGTACGCATGTTGAGCGAGGGCGGATCGGGCGGGGTCTCCGAGGGCGCGAAGCGGTTGGGGAGCTTCGGCAGGCCCGAGACCGAATTCGCCGATTCCTCGCTGGAGGGCCCCGAGGATCCTTTGGGGCCTTCGGGGAGCGGCTGCTTGCTGTCCTCCCAGAAGTTGATGAGCCCCGCCGGCTTGTCGCCGTCCTCGCTGTTGGGATCGGAGCCGCGGCCGGTGGCGAGATCGCCCGAGAGATCCGACGTGGTCCCGTAGATCGGTTTGTCGAAGGGCGTCTGGAGCATAGGTCCTCTCAGTAGAGATCCGCGATGGTGGCGTCGGTCGCCCTGAGCGCCTGATCATTGTACGCGAGATCGGCCAGCGGCCACCGTTCCCAGTGGACGGTCGCCAGATCGTCGGGGTGCTGCTCGTCGTCGCGCAGGGCCAGCCGCTGCAGCCCGAGGGCGTACTCGCCGGCCTTGGTCTTGGCGAGCGGCGCGTTGAAGTAGGGATTCGGGCGGTCGGGGGTCCCGGGCCAGAGTGCCGCCTGCGCGAGACAGCCCTCGATGAGGACGTCGGCCCCGTCGCCGAGCACGCCGCTGAAGGTGGTGGTGTCGCCGATGGAGGCCGCCTGGACGTTGTAGTAGGCGGGATAGCTCCGCTGGGCGGTCGGGCGCGGCCAGTACTCGTAGCGCATCTGCCCGAGGGTCGCCGGATAGGTCGAGGGCGCCGCTTCGACGAGGCAGCGCGGGCCGGTATCGGAGGCTTGGCGCGTCGGGTCGAGGATATTGAGTTGGTCGGGCGTGATCCAGAAGGCCAGCCGCCGCTCGTTGTAGGGGTCGGCGATGATCCGGAACGATTCGAAGTCGGCCGGGGCCGTGAAGTAGGCGTCTAGCACGGTCGCCCCGGCGAGGGCGGTGGTCGGCTCGCCGTAGGGGATGTCGAGGGTGATCTGACTGGTGGATTGCTCGCTGATGATCGTGTAGATCGGGAAGTTCCCCGAGATGACCGAGAGCGGGTTGGCGAAGGTGATCTGGCGGCCGACATCCGCCGCCACGAAGAGGGCGGCCGAGGTGACGATCGGCGAGCCATTGGTCACGCTGACGAGGGCGACCGCGCGCGAGGCGTTGATCGTGAGGCGCAGGTCTTTCCGGAGGAAGTTCCAGTGGCGCGCGCGGGCGAGGTCCTTGTAGACCTTGTTGACCCACGCGCGGACGAGGAAGGGCGGAGCGGCTGGCGCATACAGCCGCACCGTCCGGGTGACATCGCCGAAGGTCTGCGCCACCGTCCCTCGCTAGGGGGTGCCGATCGCGAGGAAGCGGGCCGTGAACGCCGAGAAGTTCGTCGCCGCGCCGGCCTCCGCCTTCGTCGAGGGATCGAAGAACTGGAGGGCCGAGGTCGCGGCGTTGTACTTGACGAGGAAGATGTTCGTCCCGTTGAAGAAGGGCTCGAACAAGACGAGGTCGAGGCGTCCGAGGCCGAAGAGCGCGGGGGTGACGGTGAGGTCGCCCCCGGTCGTGTAGGACGCCGGACCGGTCGCCACGCCGATCTTGTGGACGTGGGTCCCGGTCTTGTCGTGGTACTGCGTCTGGGTGCGGTCGATCGTCATCGCGCCCCCTTACTGCGAATCCGGCATCTGGACGTCGGTCAGGACGGTGAGGTCCGTCACCGTGAAGGCCAGCGGATCGCTGACGGTCCCGATCGGCAACTGCACCGGCGCGGTCGCCGAGGCGGTGACGTCGGCCTTGCCGTTGGTCGAGGACGGAATGACGAAGGCACCCGAGACGACGTTCGCCTGGGTCACCGCGTCGATCAGCTTCACGATCCCGAGGCCCGTGATGAGGACGCAGCCGTAGTTGCCGGGGGTGATCGCGTTGACGAAGACGCCCGCGAGGCGGTTTCGGGTCTGGGCGGTCGTCGGCGAGTTGGTCGTGACGAGGTACTTCGACTGATCCGACCACCAGCCGACGGCCCCGCGGTAGGGGGCGACCGTCATGGAGGAGTCGGACTGGATCAGCTGATACCGCTTCGGCCGACCGGCGCCCGAGGACTTTGAGGGCAGGGTGCGCGTCGGTTCGATGACCGTGAAGCGCGTCCCGAGTTGCCCCGGGTAGAGCAGGCTGGCGACGTTTTCGGTTTCGGGATCGCCGCTCTGAAGGTAGACGGCGTTTTGGCCCCAAGCATTCGGCATGATCGTCTCCTATGTGGCCGGTTACGCCGTGAACCCGTAGAGTTGCCGCGACAGCCGCAGCGCCTTCACGGTCAGGTTGCCGCCGAAGAGGATCTGGCCGCTGACCTGATTGTCGTCCCGCGCGCCCTTGAAGCCGGTGAAGCCAAAGGCGAACTTCGCCGACTGCGCGATGTAGAGCCGGATGTAGGCGTCCTCGCCCTGCGGCCCCCAGTTGAGCCACGTGAAGGTCTCGCCGGGGGTCGCCGCCGCCGCAGTCGAGTAGTTCCCGAGGTCGGCGTCGTTGATGCCGTCCTGCCCGGGCGCGTACTGCGACATGAGGATGGTCGCCTTGTCGAACTTCAGGCCCGGCCAGTTGATCTCGGGCTGGGTCGTATCCACCACCTGATGCGGCAGGAAGTTCTCCGCGATGAAGCCCATCAGCCGGTTGGTCGTGACGCCGGTCTGCGGGGCCTCGTTCCCGATGATGCACGAGAAGTAGCTGTGGCGGAGGATCCGGTAGAGCATCGTCGCGTTACTGGCCGGGACGAGGCCGGTCGGCGGGGTGAGCGCGGGGCTGACGTCGGTGCGGGTCTGCCCGCCGTAGGAGGGGAAGACGTTGCCGTTCCAGCTCGCGTTGATCCCGTCGTTGAGCGCCTCCTCGAAGCCGTTGAGTTCCGCCGAGCGGTCGAGGCCCGAGCCGAGGTTCTGCCCGTGCTGCATGCAGGCGATTTCGAGGATCGCCGACATGGTGAGGGCCGCCTGCTGCATGTCGGTGCGGATGACCGAGAAGGCCGCCCGCGGACCCGCCATCTCGACTTCCAGATCTTCGAGGAACTCGGTGACGTTGACTTCGTAGTAGCGCGGGACGAAGAGCATGCCCGTGCGAGTCTGCCGCCGGGTCACGTCGAAGGTCGATCCCTTCTTGTAGGCGCCGCCCTTCATCGGCTTGAACATGAAGTTCTCTTGGATCTGCGGGCCGATCCACTTCCGCGTGAACCGCGCCTTCGCCATCGCGATGACGGGTCCCGCCTTGAAGTAGCCGTCGACCACGCCCGGCGTGATCTCTTTGGTCACGACGGTGTTGACGTCATCGAGCTGAATCGCCATAGCTGCCCTCTATCGTGTTAGCCGCGCTCGCCCTGCAGTCGCTCGTACAGCGCCGTCGCCGTATCGAGGGTGTGCTTGGCCGAGCCGTCCTTGTCTGCCAGTACATCGAGGACCGACGCCTCGCCTCGGAGGGGGAACGGGTTGGTCGTGGATTGCGCGACCCGGTCCTTGAACTTCGCCTCGACGAGATCGTTGATCCGTTTCTCTTCCGCGTCCTTCTGCTTGGCCGCGACCTTCTCGCCGAACTTCTCGCTGTAGAGATCGGGGAGACTACAGACGCAGCCCTCGGGCTGGCCCTTGATCTGCCGCCCGAGCCGGGGATCCGAGGCGAGCGCCATGACGTCGAGGGCCTCGCCGAAGAGATCCTTGTGCTCGATCGCCTTGGCCGCCAGCCACGCCGAGGCTTGGAGGAAATGCGGCCCCTGTTCGGCGAGGAGATCCTCGGCGACCTTGCGCGCCGCTTTGTCGTCGAGCGGGGGCGGCTGGGTGGTGGTGGTCGTCGTAGTGGTCGTCTTCAGCCGATCGTACTCCGGCTTGATCGCCAGGTAGTCGTCGAGCGCCGCCTTGTTGTCCCGGAACCAGCCCTCGAGTTCGTCGGTCTTCGCCCGCACGCCGTCCATGCCCTTCGAATAGTCGGCCCGGGCCAGCGCGCCGTCGCCCAACAGGACGACCGCCGCCTCCGCACCGGCGTCTTCGAAGATCGCCTTGGCTGCCGCCTGCTTCTCGGCTGGCAGCTTGGCGAGCACCGTCTCTAGAAAGGCCTGTCCGCTTTCCTTCGCTCCCATCGGATCCTCCTACGCGGCCAGATCGGCGCACGCGCTCGTCAGGCTGACGGCCACGGATGCGACGGTCCTCGCGGTGGCGCTCATTACACTGGACCTGAGGAGGCGATTCCTCTGTCGAGTCCTCCCATGGGGGGCGCCTGCCCCGCACTGGTCGGTGAGGTCGGGCCCGATCCCGCCGCGGTGAGGTCGGCAAGGTAGCGGGCGAGTAAGTCTTTGATCAGTCCGAGCTGCGCGCCCTTGTCGGGGGTCACTTGGGCGAAGCTGTCGAGGAGCTGGGCGATCTGCTGCGCCGCCTGCATGAGGCCGGTGAGGACCTGCGGCGGAAGCTGATCGGCCGGGATCGGGGGCTGGCCGGGGGCACCGGAGAGGCCCTGCGCCGAGAAGGGGCCGGACGCCCCAGCGGCGCCCATCGCAGTCGGGGAGGGCGGCGGGCCGTCGAGCGGCGAGGCCCCGACACTGGGCGAGATCCCTGGGACGGCGGCCATCTACCGCTTCCCGCTCATCTTTTTGCCGCCGTGCATCTTGCGCTGCTCGGAGAGGCCGATCGCGATGGCTTGTTTGCGGGAGGTGACCTTCGGACCGGATTTCGACCCAGAATGGAGCTGGCCGTGCTTGAATTCGTGCATCACGCCGGGCATGTCCTTCGGCATCAGCGGCCCTTCGACATGCCGCGCATCTTGGTCCCGGCCGAGGCGGCATGCTGGAATTTCTTCGCGCCGTACTTCTTGCGGCCAATCGAGGCGGCGACCGCGCCGGGATTGCGGACGCCGGGCTTGTGCGCGAGCTCGCCCTTGAGTTTGGCAAAGCCTTCGTACGCCATCAGCGGTGTCCCTTCATCATTGAGCGACCGTGGAGCATGCTCCCGACGGTGTGCAGCGCCTTGGTCTGCTTCGCATGGTGCTTGGCGACCCCAGCCATCCGCTTCTTGTCCCCATGGATCTCGGCCGCGCGCGTCAGGGTCCGGTGATCGTCTTCGCCCTGATACTCGGCTGACATCGACACGGAATGGGGCTTCACTAAGACAGTAGCGTCGGTGACCGGCGGGGCGAAGTCAACCCCTCCCCCCGGCGGCTAGTGCGGGGATTCGGTGATCGTGCCGCGCCCGTCGCCCTTGGTTTCGTGCTGCGGGGCCTGCTGGCCGGTCGCTTTCCGGCCCGCCGGGTTGACGGTCTGGCCGATGCCAAGGAGGGCTTGCGCCTGGAGGCGTTCGGTGACGGTGACCGGGAGACGGATCTCCATGATCTGGCCGGTCTGCGGGTTGATCGTGTAGGTCTTGCCCTCGGGATCGTTGGGGTCGGTGAACTGCGGCGGCGCCATCCCGCCCATCATCGCCTGGATGACGCCCGGCTGCTGCATCTGCTGGAGGAGGCCCTGGAGGACCTCGGGGCCGGGCGGCACGAGCGGGGGGAGCGGGATCTTCGGCGGGTCGCCGACATTGGGCGTTTCGAGCGTTTCGTGGAGCGACCAGAAGTCGTAGTAGCCGGCGCGCGCGAGTTGCACCCGCATCATTTTCTTCTCGGTCGCGTCGATGGCGAGGACCGAGTTGGGCGCGACGACGAAGACAAACTGCTTATGGAACCACTGCGCCCGCTGCACCCGGGTGGTGGTGTCGGCGTCGAGTTCGGGGGTGTAGCCCTTTTGGCCGGGGCGCAGCGCGGGCACCATCTGGCCGGGGTCGAAGTCGAAGTCATTGAGCGTCGCGCCCGCCCCGCCGAGGAGCTGGATCCGCTTGGCGGTCGAGAGGAACTGGAAGTAGTTGACCTTGATCATCTCGGCCATGTCCCGGAGGAAGGCTTCGACTTGGCGGGCCTCCTGCCGGATCTCGGGGGTGAGGGCCTCGTAGTACTTCTCGATGGTGTCGGCCGAGGGCATCTGGCGCAGTTGGAGGAGGGCCTGCAGGTTCGCCGTGCCGCCCAGATCGGAGAATTTCTGGACGAGCTTCTCCCAGAACTGGATTGCCATGTTGAGGACGTTCGGGTTGGGCCCGTCCTCCTTCTTCCACGGCTCGCCGAAGCCGGGCATCACCTTCACGCGCTTGCCCGGCTTGCGCGGATCCATCAGCCGCATGGTCGCTTCGCTGACGGCGTTTCGGTTGTAGGTGACGTCGGGATCCATCCACTGGCGGATGCCGAGGCGGATGTCGTGGAGGGTGTCGTTGATGCCGTCCTGGAGCGGCAGGAGATCGTTGAAGAGGGGGATCCCGAGAAACTGCCATGGCACCGACCAGAGCTTCAGGCGGCAGACCGGGAAGAGGCCATGCCAGTAGGTGTTGGGGCCGTCGTAGAGGATCGCGTCATCGGTGGCGACCACGAGGCGCCCGCGCGGGTAGAGGGCTTCGTTGGGGCCGACGGCGTAGGCGTAGTTGGCCCCGGAGCGCCCGCCGTCGATCGTGATCGGCTTGCCGGTGAGATTGCGCGTGCGGTCCTTGAAGTAGGCGCGGTAGATGACGAGCGAGCCCTTCATGCGGCGGCGCGAGGTGACCGCGGAGCCCGACGAGATCTGGTCGAGCGGGTCAGCCGGCGAGAGGAGACGGCTGAGGCCGGTGCGGAAGCGGCCGGCGACGGTCCCGAGGGTGGTGTCACTGGCGGGTTTGAAGAGGTGCGCCTTGGTCGGGAACATCCCCTTGAGGACGTTGACCGTGTGCTCCTCCCTGAGCATCACGCCTTCGGAGTACTGGATCGAGCGGTTGTAGGAGGGCCGGAGGACGAGGGTGTCGCGGGGATCGCGCGCGGTGAGCTGATGCGCGCCGCCCAAGGGGGCATGCGGGTCCCAGTCGACGACGAGATCGCCGGTGCCGGCGGCGAGGCCGTACTTCACGCAGTCGCCGAGATCGATGTCCATCATCGTCGTGACCCACTCGGCGAGCAGGTACTGGTTGAGGAGGCTCGCCTGGAGTTTGTACTCGGCGAGGGTCCGCCAGCCGACGACGGGCTTGAGATCGGTGATCGCCGAGACGTGCGCCTGCATCGTCTTGCGCGTTTCGTTCTCGACGATCTGCGGCAAGTAGCGCAGACGCCGCTGTTCAGCCGAGAGCTGCTCGCCGACCACGTACTGCATCGCCCGCTGAATGCCGTCGAAGGAGGGGTCCGAGCGGTTGATGAGATCGCCTTCGGTCACCCACTCCTTGAGCCAGCCGAGGACGCGCGGGTCGCCGTGCTGGAGGGTCTCGGCGGTGGTCGCCGGGAGGTCGAGGAGGCCGGGGGCCGAGTAGTCGGCCATCTAGTCGCCCATCCCGAGGGCGGAGGTGTTGCTGTCGCTGACGCCGGGGCCGTAGGTGCCGGAGGGCTCCTCGGCGTGCGCGCGGATGGCCGAGCCGAACTTCCGCTTGCCCGCCTCGGTCGGCTGCTCGCCGCCGTCCATCGACTTGTGGAGGGCCGAGTCGAGCTTGTTGCCTCGGGTCTGCGACCACGCACGGAAGACGACCGGCTGGCCTTCGCCGTTGCGGTAGGCCTGCTCGCTCTCGCGCTCCACTTGGCGAAGTTTGGCGAGGGAGTCGATGTGGACCGGCTGGCCCCGGCCGTCGGTTGAGTCGAAGGCCTTGAAGGCGCAGGTCTTCACCGAGCCGTAGTGGACGGCGGGGGCGGCGGCGATCCACGAGGTCGGCTGGCCGCAGTGGAGCGGGGCGCCCTCGGAGGCCCGGACGGCGACCGGGACGTAGACGTCGACGAGGACCGAGGAGCAGACGCCGCAGAAGAAGTCGTGACGGGGCATCAGGACCGCCAGAAGAGTTCCTCGCGGATCCGATCGATCACCGCCTGCATCGCCTGCTGCACCGTCTGGTTGCGCTTCTTCGCGCGCAGGGCGATCTCTTCGAGCTGACCGGGGGTGAAGTCGATCCGGATCTCGCCGATCTTGATCGTGGCGAGCCGCTCGACCGCCGCGAGGAGCCGCTCAGTGGACTGGGTCGCGCCGATGCCGAGGGTGTTCTCCAGCAGGACACAGGTCGCCGCCGAGATCGAGACGGAGCCACTCTCGATGATCTGGTAGCGGTCCCGGAGGTCGGGATCGCGACAGACGTCGATGACGGTCTTGCCGCGCGTGATGAGCCAGTCGCCGGGGGCGGCCGAGCGGGTCGTGCCGTCGACGAGCGTGTGACTGCCGGGGCCGGCGAGCCGCAGGGCGACGAGCGGATGCTGGCGGGCGACGACCGCGAGCTTACTCGGCGTCGGTGGCGCGGGGATCGAAGTGGAGTCCGGTGTCAGTCGTGAGGTCGTCGCGGAATTCATCGTCCTCCTCCCAGGCTTGATCGGCTTCCTCGCTGGTCACGGCGCTGTTCCGCCAGTCGCCGCGCGGGCGATCGGCGGCGGCGGCGTCGGCGTGCTGCTGGGCGCTCCGGCGGCGGCGGCGTTCGGCGATCGGCTCGCTCTCCCCGCCCGCGAGCCGCCACGCCACATAGTAGCCGATCGCGGACGCGAAGATCGCGTCGTCGTGCTGGCCGGCGGCGTGCTCGGCGTTCCCGAGGACATCGGGGGTGATGAAGTGGCGGAGTTCCCCGCGCGTGATCGGCGAGTTGAGGATCAGATCGGGCTGGCCGGTGATCGGATCGAAGGACGTGATCGCGTCGTGGAAGGACGAGAGGAGGAGCGGCCGGGTGCGTGGGGTGGTGTACCAACCGATCCGGGTCGTGCGGCGCTTCTCGGGCGAGGCGGCGTCGGCGACTTCCCAGACGTAGAAGTGGCCGTAGCCGAGGTGGAGCTGGAGGGTGTCCTGCGTCGAGAGGCCGTGGTTGTTGGTCTCAATCGCCGCGAGGGCCTCGATCTGGTCGCTGTCGGCGTAGTAGCGGCCGATGGCATCGATCACGAAGGCGAGATTCTTCGCGTCGATCACGTTGCTGACGTATTGGGCGACCTGCTCGGCGGGGTCTTCGATCGTCGGGAGGCGGATGACGTCGACGACCGAGTAGTCCTGCCCGAGGCCATCCGAGACGTCGGCTGAGACCACGTAGCGGCGCGTGCCACGGGTCCGGGGGTATTCCCAGATGGCGAAGACCGAGGCCCGGAGCGAGGGCAGCGCCTTGAGCTGGTCGGGCGGCAGGCGGCGGAAGCCGAAGCCGGGCGGGACCGGGAAGGTCTCGGGGGCGAGCGGCGAGGTCGAGCCGGGGATGCGGGGGGCGAGGGGGACCGGGGCGCGGCGGGCGGCCGTGGGGTCGTCGTCAGGCAGGCGGCGGAGTTCGGCGATGTCCCGGGCCGGTTCGATCGTCCAGACGTCGCGGAGGGGGCGCCGACTGCCGGCGGCATCGATCGCGGCGAGCTGCTCGATGGTGAAGACCGAGCGGCCGGCGTACTGGAAGCACTCCTGATCGTCGGAGGGGTACTCCTTGAGGAATTTGCCGAGGTCGCCTTTCTTCTCGTAGTAGCGCCGGGTGCCCTCGTACCAGTAGAGCTGATCGCGGGTCAGCGAGTAGGCCCGGCCGAGCCAGCGGGGGGCGTCGAGTTCGCACTTACTGGCGACTTGGAGGGTGGTGGTCGAGGGGGACCAGTCGATCGGCGCGGGCAGGGAGTATTTGCCGGGCTCCACATACCAGGGGATGAAGGCGTTGACGAAGCGGCCGGTGCCTTCGGCGGCGGTCTGCCAGTGGCGGTGCCACCAGTCCCCGGCAAATTCCGCGGTCGATTCGAGGACGACCAGGGTCGAGGGGTCGAGCGGGATCGCGGGGACCAGGGCCGAGTCGAGCTGCTCGGGGTTGTCCCAGGTGGCGAGTTCCGAGATGTGGACGGTCGAGAAGGTCTGGCCGCGGCCGATCGCGCCCTTGCTGCCTTCGGTGCCGGTGACCGACTGGAGGGCGCCGCGGGTCGACTTCCCCCACGCGGTCTTGAGGTAGGAGCCGTTGGCGAAGGTCATCTCGCGATTCTTGACGAAGGTCAGGCGCGGGTGGCGGAGAAACCACGGGAGGCGCTCGTAGATCCGGCCGACCATCCGGAAGAGATAGCCGGCCTGGTCTTCGACGTCCGCCCCGCAGAGGCCCCGGCAGTGGTTGCTGTAGAGGATGCGGTGGGCGACGAGCGATTCGGCGAGGGTCGAGATGCCGAGCTGGCGGGCTTTGAGGACGTTGAGGAGGAGGCCGTCGGGATGCGTCGACCAGCGCGCGGCTTGGAGGTCGCCGAGCGTGCGGAGGATGAAGGCCTGGGACTCCCAGAGCGGGAAGAGGGGGCGGAGGCCCTGCCCGCCTTGATCGATCCAGACGAAGCGTTCGGCCCAGTAGCGGTAGTCGAGATGCGTCCAGAGCCGGGAGGCGGCCACAAAGCGGGCTTCCTCGGCGGTGAGATCGCGCAGGGGGGCGCCGGACTTCTCCTCGACCGCGTCGGCGATCTGGGCGGTGAGGCCGGCGCTGTCGTCGATCGAGTA